CAGAGCATTGGAGGCCGCTAGGAGTTATTGAGCAAGCTGGCGGCTCATTACCTTGGTTGTATTTGCACGCCAAACAAGGACGCACATAATTGGAATAATTATTCCGCAGCAGATTTTTAATTTGATTTACCGTTATTCTTGAGATCCAAGGCTCAAGCGGGCGGTCTTGCTTCCACATCTTCCATTTCTTGGAAATATGAAAACGGATAATCTGAGCAACATCATCGTAGTCCATCCAAGCAATCGCTTTTAATTGCCAGATGTATCTATGCTTTTCGATGATTCTATCTATTACGTCCTGCTTGTCCTCGTATCTAATCTTGCGCCTCAGCTTTGGTTTTTCCATATTTAGTGGGTGACAAGCCTTCTATCCCACTTACTCTTTTGGACGCAAATTTCTTAACCGAGGCATTTTGAGGGTTACGAGTTAAATCATCTAGATTGAAAGTTCTAAAACTTCCTTCAATTTCTACTTCCAAATCAAGCTTGTCCAATTGTGGCACTTCCTGAACGTTGGAATGTTCGTCATCCTCTTCTTCTTCCAGTTCTACTGCTCTCGCTTGAGGTTGCTTTTTAGCAACGCTTTGCGCGATTTTACCATTCATAGAACTTCCACATTTGGAACAAAAATTTGGAGCAAACCCAGCGTACTCATGCTTGCTCCCACAATTACTACAGAACATTAAGGCCATTTTATTTCTTTTTATCCAGATCGTTGACTTTGTCGTTGAGATTCTCCAGCTTTGTTAATATTTTAGTTATATCTCTTTGTATTTCAACCATCTTATCAGTATTAACTGGGGCTCCGTCATCATCAACGATCTTGGATAAACGCCTTGAGATGCTTTTTACCTCATTATTTACATAGGCCATTTGCTCGGCCTGAACCTTAATTTCCCTAGCAACTGGTAAAAAGTCTTCCTTTTTTACGTAAGTAGCGTTCAGATAAAACAAAACAGAAGCGATCAAAATCCCACCAAAAATCTTTATTGCATTGGCCCAGATATTGACGCGCTCCATTTTCATTTTATCTACTACTCTTTACACTTTTTGAGTTAATTTTCTTGATAATAAATTTCAAGATTGCGCTTCTTTTAATGTCCTCTTCTGTGAACTCAAAGGTGTAAATTCCATTCTTTTGCGAATCTTCGTCTGAAAATAGATTATAAAAGTCGAGAAATCCGTTTTGGGTTTTGATATCTGGCTGCATAAAGTCTCCGCATAGAAAGATCTTTGACCCTTCGCCAATTCTGGTAATAAGGGTAGTGATCTCTTTGGCGCTGAAGTTTTGGACTTCATCTGCGATTATAATCTTTTCGCTTAATGTGCTGCCACGTAAAAAGTTAATTGGAGTGGCAGAGATTCTACCATCGTCCCTTAACCTATTAGCGTCAACAGGATCAATTATTTCTTGAACTTTGTCTTCCAGAGGGAGCAGATACGGCTGGAACTTTTCTGCCACAGATCCCGGCAGCGATCCAATAGATTTGTCAGCGCTTTCTGCGATAGTTCTAATATATACGATATCTTTTTCATTGTGGTTGATTAGGTTTAAGGCCGCATAAACGGCCATGAAAGTTTTTGAGGTGCCCGCTGGTCCAGCAATAAATACAATTTTCGTTTCCTCTTCTAACAGTATTTTTAACAGTTCTTGTTGTTTGTCGGTAAATTTAAATTTTCTTTCTTTGAATTTGATTTCCGTTTTCATCTGCGGAATAATGACTTCCGAAGATGTCTGTTTTGTTTTCTTGGGCTTTTTTGCCATAAATTAAACCATCTCTTCTACAATCCGTAGCCCTCCTTTTGCTACTCCGTTCGCATCGATAGAAATGTTCTGCTCGCTTAACACTCCTGCTAAAGAAATTGTATTGCCATCAGCCATAGTTACCGTCAAAGTGCCGCTGGTGTTTGGCTGATAATCAGAAAGCCAATCCATATTAGATATGCCTTCCAACTGAAGCGATTTTGTTATTTTTGCTACGCTTGTTTGTGTTGGATAAGCATTTCCGATCTCAAAATTTGGGCGGCGTTCTACTTCTACTGAAAAACTTAAACTTTC